GTGAAGGTGCGTTATCCTGCGTGAATGGATAGCACATCGCTGCAGGCCGTGGTCGGGGCGAACTGCCGGAAGATCCGCACCGAGCACGGCGTCACCCAAGCCCAGCTCGCTTCCCACGCGCGCCGCGTCGGGCTGCGCTGGACCGCCTCCAAGGTCGGCGATTTCGAGAGTGGCCGTAACGCGGTGTCCTTCGCCGCGGTGCTGGCGTTGGTGCTGGCGCTGGACAACGCCATCGGCGCCGGTCCCGGCCCGTCCCGGGTCTGGCACGTCGGCGGCATGACCCAGCGCAAACGGCCCCGGGTGACGCTGGCAGACCTCGTCGGATCGGACGGTTACGTGACGTTAAACGACGACTTCGCGCCGACAGGGCAAGCACTGGCGGCCGTCGCCTCGGGTGAGCCTTGGGAGCTGTACGGCGGCGACGACGCCGCCACCGCCGGGCGCACCGACGAGCTGCTGGCCCCGGCCCCCGGTCTGCTCGGCGAGCGCTACCGGATGCGCCTGGGCGACGTCGAAGACATGCGGCTGCGCTCCACCCTCACCGACACGCGGCTCGCGCGGCGCCTCGGCATCGAGCCCGACACCCTGCTGGGCCTGTCCTGGCGGCTGTGGCGCCGCCCGTTCAGCGAGGAACGCGACCGCCGCGCCGGCACCGACCGGGGCAGACGCGGACACGTAGCGCGGGCACTGACCACCGAACTACAAGCCGAACTCTGGAAGGAACAAACCCGTGGCGACAGTTGAGAAATACCAGAACGCATCCGGCGCAACGTGTTACATGGTGCGCTACCGCCAGCCGAGCGGCACGCAGACCAAGCGGCGCGGATTTCGCAAAAGGCGCGATGCCGAGGCGTACGCGGCCACGGTCGAGGTCGCCAAGGCGCGCGGCGAGTACGTCAGCCATCGCGACGGCCGGGTCAGCGTGGCCGAGCTGGGCGGGGCGTGGCTGGCGCGTCAGCGCGGGCACATGAAACCGTCCGGCTGGCGCAGCTACGAGTCCGCGTGGCGCATCCACGTGGAACCGCGCTGGGGCACCACCGCGCTCGCCGACGTCCGCTACTCCGACGTGTCCGCCTGGGTCGCCGACCTGTCGGCGCGGCGCGGGCCGGTGATCGTGGAAACGGCCGCCTCGGTGCTGCGCCGCATCCTCGATGACGCGGTGGCCGACCGGCTGCTGGCGTCCAACCCGGCCCGCGGCGTCAAACTGCCGAAGCGGGCACGCCGCCAAAACGTCTACCTGACCGCCGAGCAACTGCACGCCCTCGCCGACCAGGCGGGCCGCTACCGCTCGCTGGTGCTGCTGCTGGGCGTCGGCGGACTGCGCTGGGGCGAAGCGGCGGCGCTGCGGGTGTCCGACGCCGATTTCCTGCGGCGCCGGATCCAGCTGCACCGCAACGCGGTGGTGGTCGGGAAGACCGCGCACGTCGGCACGCTGAAGTCCGGGAAGAACCGCAGCGTGGCCCTGCCTCAGTTCGTGATCGACGCGCTCGCCGAGACGTGTGACGGCAAGGGCCGCGACGAGTTGCTGTGGCCCTCGGCGACCGGCGGGTACCTGGCGCCGCCGTCGTCGACAGAGTCGTGGCTGTCCGGCGCGGTGGCACGGTGTCAGGCCACCGACCCCACGTTCCCCCGGATCACCGCCCACGCACTACGCCACACCGCAGCCTCCCTGGCCATCTCTGCGGGCGCCAACGTCAAGGTCGTCCAGCGGATGCTCGGGCACGCCAGCGCGGCCATGACGCTGGACGTCTACGCCGACCTGTTCGACTCCGACCTGGACGCGGTGGCCGAGCGGCTCGACACCCTGCACCGGGGAGCGCGGGAAGCGGGCCAGTGATGCCGTCCCCGCTGCGGTCCTGCCCGACACCGTACAAACACGCCTACCCCACCCGCGGGCAGGCGCTCGCCGGATTCGTCGTCGGGTTCGGCACCCGAGCGCACCGCCCATACAGGTGCCGCTGCGGATACTGGCACATCACCAGCAACCGTCCCATCGGGAGCAGCGGTGAGCGATAACCCGGTGGCATTGAGAAATCGTGCCCAAAATGTGCCCACGCCGTGCCCAATCGAACGGATATTCGGCGAGAAAACAGGGATCTAGCTGGGAAAACCCTAAATCCTCGGCAGAGCCTCCTGTCAGGATTGAACTGTTATACGCGGTGCTGGTCAGAGGCTCAAACCGCCGTCTAGCTGCGAGAACGGGCTACGCTGGGCTACGCCAGGCGACGCAATTGTGCCCAAAGTTGTGCCCACAATGTGCCCACGCCGTCTAGGACCTCGGCCGCGAAAGGGCCCGAGCCAGCAAAGGCCGGGGGGGCGCCGGGCCCCGACATACCCCGAAATAATCCCAAAACAACCCAAAACAACCCCGATTCGCCCCGATTCGCCCCGATAGCACCTCTTTAGCGCACACCAGCAGGTCATGGGCGCGGATACGCTGCTGAGATGGCGTATAACTCCGACGTCAAGATGACGCCGTACCACCGCGACCGGATGATCCTCGACCTGCGCCGACGCGGCCTGTCCTACCGCAAGATCGGCAAAGTCGTCCACATGAGCGCCAACGGCGTGATGCACCGCCTGCGCGCCATCCAAGACGGCCGAACGGGCACCGGCAGATGCCGTTTAAACGCCTGAAACCGCAGGTCAAAGACGGTTAGGGCTTATTTGACACGAACGCCCTATTCGACACGGCCGCCCTATTAGACACCACCGGCTATTCGACACTGCTGACAGCGGCCCCAGTCCGGTCCAGAAGCCCGCTTTTATGGGTTTGCTGGATCAGCCGACTTCGGGGTTTTCGCAGGTCAGCGTGATTTCAGTGAACAAACCACCCCCGAGCGGTGCCGCATTTAGGCCCTCTGACCTGCATATTTTGGATCTGAGTGAATTTTTCGGTGTCACGGAGAGATAAACCCCGACTGGCCCATCGAGGGCTTGGGGGTAGCTGGGACTTTGGAACCCCCATCCCCCACGCGTTGACGCTATTTGACACCCCACGCTATTAGACACAGTGGAGGGTCGGCGCTATTAGACACGGCCTGGGGTGGTGACCTCATGGGGTGGTGACCGTCGACAACCATGGTCGGCCGGGAGGGTGACCGTCGGCAACCATGGTCAGTCGTGGATGGTCACCGCGGAGGGTGATACCCGCTAGCCATGGTGACCGTCACCAGTCCTCCGACGGAATGCCCCGTTGGAAAGGTGGTTCGCCGGATTGGCGGTGGTTGTTGCAGTCGTTGTGCGAGCTGCGGAAATTGGCGGGGTTGAGCATCAGCGCCGGGTTGTTGCTGATCGGTATGGCGTGATCCAGCGACCAGGATCGTGGGTGCGGGAATTTCAGCCGGTAGTCGATCGGTTCGCCGCACAGCCAGCACGGTTCGCCTGTGGTGCCATCCGGGTTGCGGTGATGCTTGGCGCGGTAGAGGTGCGCTTCGCGGGCTTTCTTGTAGTCGGTAGATGAGCGCATTCTGCGTGTCGCGGCGCCTCTGCTGGGAAGCATGCTCGGCACGCGGGGCGCATTCTCGGGGCAATCGTCATAGACGCTGTTCATAAGCATGCTTCCCGTCAGAACGTGGGCGGCGTCAGCCCAGACAAGGTCAGGACCGCGCTCGGATAGCGGGCTCCGGTGAACGCCACGTAGGAATAGATCTGAAGCAGGACCGTGAGATTTGCTGCCCGGGTCTCTGGGAGGACCCTCGCCCTAATGCCGCTTTCCCAAAGGACGAAGTCGGAGAAACGCCCAATAAAAACTTGATCCTCGTTTGTGCCGGCGCCTAAATTCGTCGCGATGTTGGGGTCGGTGACAATGGGCAAGCCGTGGGTGCGGCCGACGACTTGTTGGGAGTCGACGTCTTCCAGGATGCCGGCGGCGTTGAATGCAGAATTGCCTTCCGGAACAAAAAGCGGCCGGTTTTGGGTGTCGAGCAGCGTTAACAGCCAGCCCCAGCGTCGGGGGTGCATAACAATGACCTCTGGGGGCAGGAATCGTGTGACGTGGATGGTTTGGATGGCGTTAGCGATCGATTTATAAATCCCGGCGATGTCCAACGAGGCGACGGCGATGCTGCTGACGCCTGGGGTTTGGGTGACGCCCAATACTTGGCCGCTGGTGCCGGTCCCGTACATGACTTGCTGGTCGAGGACGGCGGCGTGCGCGGAGACGAGATCACGGAAGACGACGTCATCGAAGGCGATCGGGGACTGGTCGATTAATTGAAGCGCGACGCCTTGCTGCCCCGAAATTGTTCTCACGGGTGCATTTATAAATGTATCGGTCAAATTTGTTTCGGAGACGGTGGTGTTGTCGGCGGTCTGGATTCCGACAGTCGTACCGGTCAGCATCTTCGGCACGTTGATCGAGTCGGTTCCGCCGGGCAAGGTTTGCCGCTGGCACAAATTCGCGAACGCGCGGCCCGGGCGGGCGTAGGTGACATATTGATCCATCAGCCAGGCCGGGGGGACGGCGTATCCGCCGCTGCCGTCGACCCTGGAAATGTCGCGGTACTCGTAACGCTCGGCCATATCGGC